TAATCACATCATCTCCAAATTCAATTTTAGACATCATAGAGAGATCTATTGCTTGGAATTTTAATAATTCAATTAATTCTTCTTGTTTTTGTTCTAATTGTGTCATATAACTTATTTTAAATAGTCTTGAATTGTATCTGCATCTTCTTTTTCCCATGGATATACGATCCATCCTCCAAAATCCCTAATTTCTACTCCAAAAAAGTCAGGTAAAAAATCAGAAGTATCATATTTGTAGTGTAAACAAGCAAATTTTGGAGCATCTTCTGGTTCATATCCTTTTTGGTGCTTGTCGAGCATAGAAAGGAATGTTTCTCCACTGTCACAAATATCATCTACAATTAGAGTATTTTGGTTTATTTGATTTTCCTCTACAATTAAAGGAATATTCAATTCATGGGATAACATTACTGCGGGGATTAAACCCCCTCTAGGGCATCCATATATGGCCTCTATTTCTTTGTTATATAGATACCTTAATTGAATTTTAGTAGCTAATATCTTAACTAAATCTTCAATTTCATCCCAACTTAAACAGATTTTAGATTTGGTGTCCTCCATTGTTAATTTTAATTGAGTCAAAGAATTCTATACGTGCTTGATTATTGTTTTCCATAAACACACCTGATGCTTTTGTTGTTACCATTGAAGCGCCTTGATGTTTAACACCACGACATGAAACACAGTTGTGAGTTGCTACTACTGTAACGATTACGCCTTTATTTAATTCACAAATTTTATCTACAGCATTATGGATGGCTGAGGTTAATTGTTCTTGGATAGCACCTCTACGCCCAAATAGCTCTACAATACGGTTTAGTTTAGATAATCCGATTACACGACCTTCTTCTCCAACAACATATCCAATATGAACAACTCCTCCAATTGTTTGATGGTGATGTGAACACATTGAAGTAATTGGAATATTTCTTTCAATTACAATACCATCATATCCATCAGATGGGAAAGATGTAATTTCGGACATTGCATCGTATCTACCTTTCCATAGATCAAACACATATGCTTTTGCTACACGTCGAGGTGTATCTTGTGAGTTTGGATCATTTCTCCAATCACAACCTAAAGCATCTAAAAACTTACCATAAGCTTCTTCTGCTTCATCTACCATACTCCACTTTTCATTTTCGGTAAGTGGGAAACCAGGTGCAACTCCATTTGCAAAACCAATTTGAACACACTCTAAATCGTCGTGTTGTTTTTTACGTTTGTTTTCTGTCATGTTAATCTTGAATTGTTATTTTTTCTATTTTATATTCTTTCATATATCGCTTAATAAACGATTTTCCTATCCCGATATCAAGTATTTCATGATCATCTGGTATAAGGGGAGTATGTTTACGAGTAGAGATAATAGGGTCTAATTCGTAGTTTTGATATGTGTTTAGAAAATGTTTTTTACCTTTTTTATAAACAACACATATAGTTATTTTTTCCGATACCGGTCTACCTGTCCTCACTATAGGTGTTTTAGGTGCGGTTTTTTTAGAAGGTCTGCCTCTTCCCATAACTTTTAATTTATTGAAATATAAGAAGGTTCTTTCGAACCTCCAAATCATTTTTTATTCCCTATTCTAATCCATTTATACCAAATACGTTCATGGAAGAAATAAATTATAGGTTTAAGTATAAGTTCTCCAACACCCAACAATGAAGATAATTCAACTGATGCTCCTAAAGAATAAGCTACTATTACTGTTGTTAAAGTTCCAAGTATTCTATATGAAAGTGTCTTTAATATATGTCGAATCATTACTGATTCTTCTTTTATTGTAATTATATGGGCTGTATTGTTTCTTATAGTACAGTATCCTTCACAGCTAATATGCCATTTATAGTCTTGGATTTCATCTAACCAATCTTTAGTTGTAAAAGTATGCCCATCAACTATAACATTTGAAACTAAAATTTCATTTCCATTTTCAATTAATCTCCAACGATCATCTTCTGATTTAGATACTGTGTTGAATCTAATTTGGTATTGTTTAGATTCAGGTTTCATAGCTTACCTTCTTTACGCATTTGTTCTCTGATTTTAGTTGCAGATATTTCTGCTACATCTGCAGGTGGGATATGTTCTATAATGTCGTATCCAACTCCACGCCCAAATTCAATTGAACATATGTCAGGTATAACCATTACTTTAACTCGAGGCTCATCTGCGTAAAATAGAGTAATATTTTCTTTAACTTGCTCAGCAATAAATGGATTTTTTTCATCTGGTTTAATGTCTCGAATACAGATCAAAACGTTTTTACCTTCATCCATTGCTCGTTTAAATAACTCTTGATGTCCTGTATGTAAAGGTTGCCATCTACCTACAAACATAGCGTGTTGGTTTTCTTTAGCTGGTAAAGATGATTGTACGTGGATTTTCTTATCCCAATTTTGCATAACTAATAATTTGGTTTAAACATTCTTCTACTGAAATATCTGTAGTGTCTATATCAAGGTAATTTTCTGTTGGTTGTTGGTAATTTTCTACATGAAAGTTCTCTCTACCTCTAATTTCAGTAGTGTGAATATAAAATTCTTTTATAGAATTTCCAAGTTTATTTTTAAATTCTTCACGTTGATCTTTATAAGGTGAAACTAAAGATACAACTACATTTTGTCCTTTATTATGAAGGAAATGTGACAGATGTTGAGCTAATTCAATATTTTTTCTTCTACCTGCTTCACTATAATCTTTGTTATCAAAAATAGCACGTAAGTCGTCTCCATCAACATGGAAAACATTATCCAATTTTTGTTTAAATGCGGATGCTAGAACTGTTTTACCATGTCCTGGCTGTCCTGTAAACCAATAAATCATATTATTTATAATTAAATTTTTCAAAGAACCAAGCATAACTTTGCTTGATTGAATCGCAGTTTTGGAAACCTAAAATACTAGTGTAATCTTGTTCTACTGGTTTGATAGGTGATTGGATTTTGTGGTCTCCAAATATTCCATGTATTACATCATTTTCATGTGTAAGTTGTTCTACGTTTTCAAAATCATGTTTAAAATACGGGATATCAAGATACTTATAAATTCGTTGCATTTCAGCTTCAGGGTTTGAAGTAAAATCTTCAAAACGAATAAATAGCATATGACTATCATATCCTTGTTGAATTGAATCTTTTAACCATTCTAATGCAGGTCCAACAGGTGGAGCAACAGAAAAATGTTGTAAACGAGTATCCGTAGTCATATTTTTCAATTGAACTCCGTTTACGATTTGAGGATCTTTATGTGGATTTTTTCTATAATTTTTTTCCATAGAGGCAAATATACCTCTTAGGTCACGAACCATTACAATTGCTTTTGCTCCCGGTTCAATAAAGTTTGCAAAGCGGAAATTACCTGTCCATGCTCTACTTTTATCTATAACATATGGGCGTTCAGTAATAGCATCAAAATACCCATATAAACCAGCTTTACAAAACCCATGAAATGCTTTTTTCATTTCTTCTGGGTCTTGTGCTTTAAAGGCATCTCCTGTTGAGTATATTGTTCGAGCGGTTAGAAGGAATTCAACAACCCCAGATGTTGGGGTTGCGTAAATATCCGGATTTTGCATTAATACATTTTGCAACAATGTGGAACCGGCACGTGGGAGTGACGAGTTAAAAAAAACTTTTTTTACCATAAAACTATTTTAATTTAAATTATACTTTTTCTTTTGGTTGGTCTGGGGATTTAATAATATTATTGTATTGTTCTTTTAGTTGTTCTTGCATAGACGTTCTTTCTTGAAGTATTCGTTGTGCTTGTTCCTCTCCAAATGTTTTAACTAAATACATTTGGACACTTTCGTCTTTAAGATTGATTTCAGTAATATCTAAACAACCTTTAATCATAGCTAAAGTTTGTTCTGTGTAAGCAGGTTCATCAGGTCTAGACCCTTCTAGTCCAGCAGCAGGTATTGCTCTTTCTCCTCCCATTAAATCTTCAGCAGCTGATTGAAGTTTTACAATAGTATTGTATTCTCTTTCACCTGGTGCTTTTTTAAAGACACTAGCGTCTGCTGGTCTAATATTAGGGCCTTTTTGTGGTAATCCTATTTCTTTTCCCATCTTATGCAGTATATGCTTCTCCAGCAACGATACAAGCATCAATATCAGCTCGTTGCTCAGTAGTTAAAGCGGTTGTAAAAAATTCTTTTTTTAACATTAATTTTAAATGACCAACATTTCGTTCTACATTTGCTTTTTTCTTATCATCTATTGTTTCTATGATAAGTTTGTTGATTAAAGCAACTGAATCAAATGCAGCGCTAATTGCTTTTTCTGGGTTTGGTGTTTTGTTTTCCATTTGTTTATTTTTTAATTTTAAGGTTAAACTTTGTACATTAATAATTTATATGCATTACCATTTAAGTTTATCTGAAGTGTTGTATCTGAGGTCAATGCTTCTGTTGTAACTGGGCCTAGTGGGTGTGTTGTAGAACCTAAAGCAATCTGTCCATTTGCGTTTGCTGTAGCTAAGGCTCCTAAAATAAGTGAACCTGAATAGTTACCTGTTTGGGTTTGGTATCCTAATCCTGTATTAAATGAACCTGTTATATTTGAATATAAAGCACCTTGACCTAAAGCAACGTTGTTAGATCCTGATGTATTGTTATATAAAGCATTTTGACCTAAAGCAACGTTATTAAATCCTATTGTATTTTTAGATAAAACACTTTGACCTAAAGCAACGTTATTGATTCCTGTTGTATTTTGTTTTAAAGTATTTGCACCTAAAGCGATGTTATTTTCCCCTTGAGTATTATTATATAATGAATACCTACCTAAAGCAATATTAGATTGACCGGTTGTATTATAATATAAAGCATTATTACCTAAAGCAATATTGTAATACCCTGTTGTATTATTTCTTAAAGTATCTGGACCTAAAGCAATATTGTCATATCCGTATGAGTTATAATATAAAGCACCTATACCTAAAGCGACGTTATTGTTTCCACTATAATTAGAATATAATGCATTAAAGCCTAAAGCAATATTCCCACTACCGTAATAATTATAATATAATGCTTGTGCACCTATAGCAATATTTACTTGGCCTGTGTAGTTTCTAGCTAGGGAAAATGGGCCAATTCCTATATTTGCTAATCCTGTGGTATTGTTTTGTAAAACTCCAAATCCAATCGCTGTGTTAAGTTGGCCTGTTGTATTTGCTAGTAATGCTCCTACACCTAAGGCTGTGTTTGCATTTCCTGTGTTGTACAATAATGAATAAGCACCTAAAGAGATGTTATTATCTGCTGCTACGTTGTATAAAGATGAGTAAGCTCCGATTGCTATGTTTCTATCTCCAGTTTGACTATTAAGTAAAGCATCTTTACCAATAGCTGTGTTATAGGCACCTGTTGTGTTTTTACTTAACGCATTTGAACCTAAAGCAACGTTATTTGAACCTGTTGTATTTCCAGATAAAGCACTAAGACCTAAAGCAATATTGTTACTTCCTGATGTGTTTGAGAATAGAGCCGCTCGGCCTAAGCCAATATTGTTTTCACCAGTACTGTAAGTGTAAGTGTATGTTAAAGGATCATATATTCTTTGCCCTCGCAATGCACTATAACCAAATGCTATATTATTATTAGCAGTATGGTTTTCTAAAGCTCTTTTACCTAAAGCAACATTATAAGATCCACTAACATTATAATACAAAGCGTTTGTACCTAATGCAACGTTATCGTATCCAGTTGTGTTTCGTTTTGAAGCGTTGTAACCTAAAGCAACGTTTTGATATCCTGTAGTGTTTGCTTGTAAAGCCTCATAACCTAAAGCTACGTTTCCATTTCCTGTTGTGTTGTTTTGTAAAGCCTCATAACCTAATGCAATGTTATATTGTCCTGTTGTATTGTTTTGTAGAGCTTCATAACCTATAGCAACGTTATATTCTCCTGTTGTATTATCACGTAGAGTCTCATAACCTATAGCAACGTTATAACGTCCTGTGGTATTATTATATAAAGCCTCTTCACCTATAGCAATATTATTATCCCCTGTAGTATTATAATATAACGCTTCTCTACCTATAGCAATATTATTATTTCCATAAGTATTATATTCTAACGCTTCTCTACCTATAGCAATATTATTATTTCCATAAGTATTATATTCTAACGCTTCTCTACCTATAGCAATATTATTATATCCTTCTATATTTTCTCTTAAAGAATCTCTACCTAAAGCAATATTGTTAGAGCCACTTATATTATTATATAAAGCATCTCGGCCTAAAGCAATATTATAATTTCCTATTGCGTTTAATTGTAAAGCATTATTGCCTAAAGCAATATTTGAATATCCTGCTGTATTATTAAGTAAAGTGTTTGGGCCTAAAGCAACATTAGAAGAAATATTACCACCTCCTAAACCTAAGTTTATTCCGTTAATTGAGCCTGAAGGTACTTCTAAAGATCCGCTTACTAGTATTAATGATCCTGATAAAATTGGCATGGTTGATTTTGTTTATCGTTTATTATAAATATTAACGATTGAACAAAGATCGAATTTCTTCTTTAGTTTTTGTACCTACTGCTCTACCAATCTCCATTCCGTTTTGTACTACAACTATTGTAGGGACTGAACGGATATTGTATTGGTCTGATGTTTGAGGGGAAGCATCTACATCAATAAATGTGATAGGTATTTCATTTTGCATTGACTCTACTAGTGGTCTAAATGCTTTGCATGGATTACACCATGATGCGCTAAAGTATAGTACTTGTTTCATTTTGTTATAATATAATTAATTTTGTAATCTCCAAATGTTGTTGTGACTATATACATATTAAACTCCTCTTTTAGTGTCAAATGCAATAATGTGATCTCTTCCTGTCATATTGTATCCTTTTTCAGCACACATATCAAATACAATAGGATATATTTTAATTAATTCTTCACGAGTGTCTCCTGCAGGCATAATATATGTTTTAGATTTTGGGATGTTTAACAACACACGAAATTCTTCAATTTCTTCTAAATTATATCCTGTACCATCCCAAACTGGTTTGTAGTGGTAATCTGTATGGTAGGCTAACATTTGTTTGATTGTATCAAGATTTAATCTAAATTTATTATGTTGATCGATCATTTTTTGGTCCACAATCGCTCCTTGAGGCGTAACAGCACCAAGTACGGGTATAGAATTATCAAATTTTGGGCTGAGAGATATAAGACCCAAAGGATAGTCAGTAGCGATAAAATGGCTCCCTTCAGTTTCGATTGTAATAAGGATGTTTCTTTCATGGGCAAAGTGTGTTAATTCATTTACAAGTGCAGGATGCATAGTAGGTGAACCACCTGTTAACATCATTTCCTTAATATGAGGATTTTCATCATAAATACGAATAATATCGTTGAATGTAAATGTTCCTTTTTCAGGGTGGATGCTCGTATACCAGCTATCACACCAACCACCTTCACCAAAGTAGCATCGATGGGTACATCCTGTTGTGCGTACTGCAATTGTAGGGCGACCAAACCGGCTACCTTCGGATTGTACACATCGATACAATTCTACTATTGGTAATGTTTTATTGTAATCTTCTATTCTATTCTTCATAACTTGCTGAGTTTCGTTCATGTTCATATACTTCTACTTTTGTAGCTCGTACTCTGTTATCTGTTTCTAATTCAAGAAAAGCATTGATATTATCATATAAATATTCTGCAAATCTTTCGCAACCAGTTGCTGGCAATATTCGTAATTGTATAATACCTTCCGCATTCATTTGTTTAAATAAAGTTAAATGAGGATCATCTTCAGCTATGATTGTAGTGTGGTCTAGTAGATATGCAAAATAATCTTTTGGAGACATACCATTCATTTTAGTTTTAGAACGTTTCATACCACCAAAATCCCATACCCAATTACGGTGATCTAATTCACCTTCAAACCATACTCTAAATGATATTGCATATCCGTGTAAAAAACTACAATGTGTATCATCTGCTTTCCATTGACGGAAACACGTTGAGTAACCATCAAATAATTTTGTTGAATTATATTTTGCCATTTTAATTATTATATGTTTTTAATACTTTTGTTACTTGTTCTACAACAAATTCCCAATACACAGGACCTTCTTCGTCTGCATATCCTGCAGGATCAGGGCGACCTAATTTAATAAATGCTTCTACTCGTTCAACTGAACTAGCTGATTTATAGTCTGAGAACCAGTCTCCCCATATTTCATCATCTGTAAATGTATGGGGGATAAAAATTGGTTTGTAAGATGTCATTGTTCTTGAATACACTTCGTTAAAGTCTAAACCTAAATCTTCACACAATATTTCTCCATCTTGTAAAATAGTGAATTTATCACCTTCAAGATATGGTGTAAAGTAGCCTACTTTCTCAGAACCCCAATTACCAATTCTAAATGCTGCGTCATCTGCATCTCTAAATTCTTGTCTACAATCAGGATAAATTGCATGATCACCTGCATGTATTCCTAAGGCAATGTCACATTGTTCACCTGTTTGATCAGCTTTAGATAAAGCAACTGCTTGCACAATAGAGGCAAATATTTTGTTTCGATTTGGAACAACTGTTGCTTTCATATTTTCTTCAGCATAGTGTCCTTCAGGTACTTCATCTCCACCCGTTACAAGTGCTGAGTTAAGTAGGTCTGTAAGTCCGTCTAATTTAATAACACGATAATTAATATCGTATTTGTAACATAGGTAATCTACTAGTGATTGAGCGCGTTCAAGCTCAACTCTATGTTTTTGTCCATAATCAAATGAAATTGCTGTTACTGTATCGTACTCTTTCAAGCAACGAAGTAACAATGTACTGGAATCCATTCCTCCAGATAGGGATACTACAACATGTCTTTCCATAATTCGTCATGATTTAAATTTTTAAATTGTTCTTTAGTTAATCCTTTCATTAACATATAAGCTTCAAAGTCAATATCCAAGAGTCTCCAATGGTCATACCATTCAGATTTCCAGGTTTCACGAAACTTTTCAAATTCTTGTTTTGTTACTTTATCCATAATTAAAATGGTAAATCATCATCATCAACATTTCCTGTCCAATCATGTCCTTCAGGAAATTCATTTTCCATTTGGATATGTCCTGGTCCTCTAAAATGAAAATCAAGAAAATCTTTTGGGTAAAGAAGAACTTTACCTGTATATTTTGGGTTTGAAATTTCTCGAATTTGAAAAGGCACACCTCTTTTATCTGCTTCTGCTTTAACTTCTAAACCTAGTTTTTCACCTGCTGGCTTTCCTAGATAATCATATAAACTTAAATATTCCATAACTTTTGTATTTTAAATAAATATAAGAAAACTAATTATAAACTCCAAATTAGAGTCCATTTATTTCTCTAAACATTTCAACATTCCAATCTACAAGACCTTCACTGATTCGGTTAATATCCATATCTTGATAGTTATTCATGTTAGCGATTGGTTTTTTATGTAATCCCATTTTTGTATATGGCATTTCTCCAATTGCAGCCATAATTGGATTTGATGTGTCAATTGATTCAATACATTCAATATTTTTATACATTCCAAATTCAATAGGAGATGCTGTTCCAAGTAAATGTACACGATCAAATTTTGATAAAACTTTTTGTTCATATAAAGATGACAAAACAATAAATCGTCCAATTGCTTTACCTAAATCTTTATTTGGGTGTGGGCATAAATCATTATAATATGAAGCACCATATGAATACGCTATTTTCTTATAACCTAAATCTTTATATGTTACCGTACAAAGTATAGCTTCATGCATTGATTTTGCTTGCACCACAGCTACTTTCATTACTTCTTCAGGCAATTCAATTTTAGACCATTGTTTTGCATTTCTAACAGAAGCATCTTTTTCTTCCCAAACATCAGGTATAATAAATTCATTTGGTTTAATCTCATTTACCCAATGTAGTAAACGTTCTGTATTGTATGCTTCTCCAAGTTCATGGAGTGAATTGTCCATTACAATGTAGCGGCCCATTTTCTTTGATTCATAGAAGAAATTACGGTATTCTTCGTTTTCGTCCATTAAATGAGGCAAACAGTAATCATAGTCGTTAAATTCTCTACTTTTTTCTAAGAGGCAAAATGGTACCTCATGTGATATTTTTATTTTTTTCATACTATACGTTTTATAGTTATTGTATTATTCCCTTCTATTTTGATTTGCTCTGAAAGTTGTTTTTGGTATTCAAGAATAAATTGTCTTTTGATATCTAAAGCTAATTCATATCCTCTGCCATCATCCATTATGCTTATAGTTTTGCCCTCCTTTAATGAATCAACACCTCGTTTTACATTTTTTTCATATTGGTCTTGTTTCCAATTATCTTCAAACATTGGTTCAGGCATAGAAGATTTTGGTTTTTCTCTTTTAAAAATATTAAATTTCATCTTATTAATTTAATGCAAACATACGATCTTCTTCTTTAACTCCCAAATCATCTAGTACTGCAAATCTTTTTGAGTTGTACCCTACCCAGTGTACTCCCCATTTTGTAGTACCTTCATTTACAGCCCCTTTTAAGATAAAAGCTCGTTGTTCATACCCGTTGATATATTCATATTCAACTTCATATATTTGTCCTTCAACAACATTTGCTCCTAAAGGCAACTCTTTATCATTTATGCAAAATACTGTTTTCATATATTATCTCTTTTTGTAAATTTTACTCTAACTACTTCTTTAGGTGTTGAAAACCTGTTTACCTCATATATTTCATTACCTACTTTTACAGATTTATCTTTAGTATAAAATGATGTTATTTTATTACTTTTACTTTTCATATAAATGTAAGGCATTACCAATTAATTTTATGATTATAAACTTTATGAGCGTATCCATTTACACATGGTCTACCTGTGTTGTAACATCCAAACACTGTTTTCCAATCTCTATATTTGTTGTATAGTTTACGAAGTACTTTCATAGATGTTCTAACATTATATTCTATATCGTTTCGTAATTGTTCACGAGAAACGTTATCATGATTATTACTTCTAGCAGTTGCTAACATAATCTGCATAGGACCTAACGCACCCGCGCTTGAACCTTGAGCATGGTTATAATTCCAATGGAACGGGCCTCTATACCCAGTTTCTGCGTTAGCTATCCCAAAAGCAAAACGTAAAGGAACATCAAATGTATCAGCGTATTGTTTTATATAATTGTACATCTGCATACAAGGTGGAGCATTACGTTGTATTTTTTCTGGGATGCGCACTTCTTGTTTTACCTCAGGTTCATCAGTTTGAACTGTAGTGGTAATAGCGGTGGCAGCCGATACGACTGCCACAACGCCTAGTTTTATATTATTTAATATCATTACCTTCTTGTTTAATACGGTTTACATACATACTAAAGATAGTTTTACCTATTTCATCAGAGTACACAATGTATTTTCCTGTAGTTCGTTCTATCATGATTAATTCGGAACTTTCATTTACAGCAATTGAAATTTCTTCAGGAGAAAAAGCATGCGCATAAGGATTAGTTGCAACTTCTTTTTTAATGCTTTGATTTTTTCCCATGTAGTTTCCAATTCCGAAACTTGCAGTTACTAAACCTGCTACTACTACATAATTAATTGCTCGTTTACTAACTTCAATTAATTTTTCTTTACTCACAACATTTTTCATATAACCTATTTTTAAATTTACTTAAATATAAGTAAATATTTTTAGAAAGCCTAACCTTTACATATAATTTATAGTATTATCATCTTTTTTTCTAAGATTATTTAGTTTTTCTTTTAACGGAGCAACAGCTGCTTCTATCCTACGACCTATAGCTCCAGATTTTTGTATTCTTTGAATTTCGTTTTCTACTGCTTTTATTTCTTCTGAGGTAGAAGGGGTAGGTTCTGGTGTAGATTCTTTTATTTTAGGTTCACCGTATATGTTTGTTTTAGGTTTTAGGTTGTTAAATGCCTGGTTAGTTGCGATTACTAATATGATTGCTAGAGGGTCGAATACAAATATAATTAATAGTATAAACCAATTAGCTACGTCTTTAACACCACTTCCTGTGATTTCACTTACATATTTTACAGCCCCTAGTTCATTTCCGAGTTCGGTTTTAGATTCCATACTTAAAACTTGAACCTCTAAATTTGTTATACTATCATTTAAAGCATCTATTTTTGAGGAAATAGTGTCCCTTCTAATTTGTGCTTCTTTTAATTGTGCCTCAAATGCTTTTCTATTACCAGTATTAGCTTTAGTTGTAACTTGTCCTGTTTTTCTATCTACAGATTGAGTTGTTGTATTTGTAGAGAGAGCGTTTCGTAATTGGGATATGTCTTTATCTAAAATAGATTTTTCTGTAGTTAGTTCTACTTTAATGTCTTCAAATCGTGTCTTTTTAACTTCAACATTTGCAATTTGTTTATCACTAATGTTCATTTTAGCAATATTTTCTTGAAATCCAGTTGTTAATAAACCATAAATACCTAAAGATGTTATAAATGATAATATAACAAGTGCTATTGTCAAATAGATTTTTAGACCAGTATATGTTTTTTTCCATTGGTCATGTAAGTAGGTTGCTATTGCTATTTTAGATACTTCTAGAAATGAACCCATTACCATAACAGGTATAGCTACACTAGCAAATAAAACGGATAAACCTAGAACACTGTAATATGCTGCTGTAAAGGATAAACCGACAGCACAAAATAATAAAAAATAAGGTAAAAATTTTTCTTTCATAATGGTCAATATAAAAAGGCCCCTATAAGGGGCCTAATATTTTTATCTATTTTGAAAAATAAATTATACGATTCGGATTTGGATAAAGTTTCCGTTTTTATATAATCCACCTACAGCAACCCCACCTAAAGCAGCAGCTGCATCATCAGCATATTCTCCTAGATTGGCTACATAATTTACAACATCAAAGAATGAAGCTGTTTGAGCTGTAGTTACATAAGATGCTGTTTGAGCTGTAGTTACATAAGAAGCTGTTTGAGCTGTAGTTACATAAGATGCTGTTTGAGCTGTAGTTACATAAGAAGCTGTTTGAGCTGTAGTCACATAAGAAGCTGTTGCGGCTGTTCCTAATACACTTCCTGTTAAATTAGCAGTAATACCTGCGGTTACAGTTAAAGAACCAGTAATTGAAGCGTTTCCGTTAAGGGAACCGTCCCAATCTCCTGTTACACCTGTTAAACCACTACCATCACCTGCAAAAGCAGACGCAGTTACTGCAGTTGAAACGATTAGTGAACCTGTTATAGCGTGAGATCCTGTAAAATAACGGAAGTTATTATCCATTTCATTAATAGTCAACGCGGTTCCTTTTACTTCTCTAAGAGTTAATGCCATGATTATTTTAGTTTATTTGTTTTATTATACGTATTGTGTTTTTTTAAAAGATACACTTATTTGCCTTGTCCTTTATAAAGTTTTTTATAATTCTTAGAAGACTTTAATTTTGATGTTTTTGTTTTAGCATGAATACCAGGCCTTGAAATTTTTACATCTTGTTTTGCTTTGTAGGTTTGTTCTTTAATCTTTGCCATATTACATTACTTGGATATTTTTAGGGTTAACTACAAATGCTTTTACCGCTTCTACACGTTTAACATTTGTAATTATATCGTTAATTTTGTCTCTTCCAAAACCTCCATGTTTGATATATGGGTAACCATCTATCTTTAAATTTAAAATAACCCTTAAATTATCATTATTTTGGGAGTACTCTCCGTCTACATCAACAGTTGATACAATAGTAACCCCAGTAAGAGACCTTATATCAGATAAGATCTCTTGTTGAGGGCGTTTAGTTGTATCAGTTATAAGAACACCTTTAACTTTATATTTGTCAACGTATTCTTCATTTAACCGTTTAGATAATTCCTCTCGGATTATATGTCTTAATCCTTCTAAATTCATTTTTGTTTTATTATGATTTGATATCATTTGATTCAATCAAAGTATAGGTAAATTTGTTTCCGTTTGCTGTTTTCGCTTTACGACAAATAGCCATAAACTCTTCAAAATCTGCAGAACGTTTAAACACTTGACATCCTTCTGACCAATTTTCAACATATGTCGAGTCTGCACCAGCTTTATGTATGTTGATACCAAATAAACCTTCTTGAATTGATTTTTCATCATATGTCATATCTTTATTTGGATCACGGAATACTTTAACTGCTTTGTTTTGTCCTAATGCTTCATATTTTCCAGCATGTAAACGCATGATATGTGAGTCAATATATTGCCCTTCTACTAAACGTGCAACACCAGCTTTGTTTCCGTATTGCATTACACCCTTTGTTCCAGGATCTGTTGTAGCAGGCCAACAATGGAATTTTTCTTCACCTCCAACTGTATAAGATAATGTGATATGGTCATCAAATACATTAGTTACTTTTTGTCCAGTTGATGAATTGCGGATTCCAATAATATTTAAGATGTAATCACCACCTTCAAACCATTTATATCCTTTAGTTTTTACTGCTTCTTCAACTTGTCCTTTAGTATATTTAGGAGATGCTGTTGGTTTAGCTACTGCTGGTTTAGCTTCTACAACTATTCCCATTTTAGCTAATGTTGCGGGACCGACTACACCATCTGCTGTTAAACCATTTTTAGTTTGCCATGCTTTAACTGCTTCTTCTGTTTTAGGGCCAAAATTTCCTACTTGTTCTACACCTAAAACGGCTTGAACTTTTTTAACTAATTCGTTATTGTCTCCTTTTTTTAGTACCATAATTAACTTATTATTATTATTTTTTAAAATATAATTGTGATTCTGCTTCTCTTCTTCTTACTAAACCCTTTAAAGTTTTACCTCCAGCTTTTACCCACTTCATAAATTCTAAATGAATGGTTTCATCTTCTGGATTAGCATTTACTTTTTTAAGTAAAGTAGAAGATTTTAAATTTGCTGGGCCTAAGTTGTATGCAAATGACACTAATGCATCAAACTGGTTCTGTGTGATAGTATCTACACAGTAGCTGTCTACATATTTTTCAAAGCTTACTAGCATGTTTTGCAACAATGCTGTTCCTTCTTGTTCAGTAATAGCTTTATCAGCCATTGTTACTTTTTTCCCATCAGGGTAAAATGTAGCTCCGTATCCAATTGTAGGGATGCCTGCAGGGCATTTGTAAGGGGCAGATCTAAATCCTTCAAAGAATTTGATCATTTCAATTCCGGCAGTGCCTGTTTTAGTTATTTTCATAATTAACCTAATTCTTCTTCGTTAGTAGCTTCTTCTTCTTTTTTTTCTTCTACTTGTTTTTTTAATTTAAAAATTCTTCCTGCTGTTGTAATACCAAAAGCACCTAAAGTAAGAATCATAAATCCATCAAAAATAAATTCTTTAATAATTAATTCTTTACTCCAAATACCAGTTGCTACATCAACTAGTAATACAAATACCATTGCAAAAAACGATATCACTCCTACAAATGCCTGTTCGTTGATGTGATTGTCATCCGAAATTAATTCTCTAAAAAATTTTCTCATAATAATTTATTTATCTGTTTCTATATCGTCTTTATTGTTAGTTTGGTTACTTGCAAATTGGTAACCAAATACAACAAGGACAATGTTTTTAATTAAATCAAATAAGTCATGTCTCATTGCATCGCTCATAAGTTGAACATCCCAACTTACTAACATATCAACTATAAAAACACCGAGTAAAGCAGCAAGAATAAGGGCAACATATCTAGTTAACCACTCTCTTTTTTTTAAATGTTTAGGGATTTGACTATTAACATACCATACAATCCCAGCAATAGTAGCTATAGAAATTAATATACCAGTAACCATTAAAATTCCACCACTTCCGTACATGACACGTTTTATTTATTATACATATAAGAAAGAGTTAAAAAATTAAGAATTTTATTTTTTAGGTTCTTGTGTTGCATATTTAATCCCCATAATTGTACCAACTATTGAAAATGCATTTGTTAATAATACACTAAACATGTTACTCCATGTTGATCCAATGATTTGTGTGTCTTGCCCTGTCATAATAGCAGCCCAGTACAATATTGTTGTTACAAGCCCAACTCCAACTATAACAGCTAATGCAACCCTAACAATTATTTTTATTAACTCACCCTGGCTTTTTTTCATTATTACATCTAAATCATTCAAAGCTGCATTTTTTTCTATCTCTATTGAGTTTTTAAGTTTTTCAGAGTTATCTAGCTCTATTTGTAAATGTTTTGTAAGATCATCTATTTTTTTCTTATTATTTACAGCATCAGTAACATCGGTTGCAATTTTAACTACATCAGTAATGTTTCCTTTACTGTCCATTACAGGGTTATAAGATGCTTGTAAGTAAACAGTAGAGCCATCTACTTTTCTTCTTTCAAATATCCCATCAAAGTATTTACCCTTTCTTAAACTTTCCCAAAACTTAGCATACTCATCAGATTTTGAATATTCATAACTTACAAAAACACTGTGGTGTTTTCCAATGACTTTATCTTTTTCATTGGATTTATATCCCATAGTTTCTAAAAATATAGAATTTACATCTGTTATAAACCCATCAATATTAAAACTAATAAGAGCAGTACTTCGATCAATTGCATCTATTTGTTTTTTACTTTTAATGATTGCAGTAATATCAGTAGCAACTTTCATTATTTTAGTTATTTTACCACTTTCATCAAAAATAGGATTATAAGTTGCTTGAAGATTGATAAGACTTCCATCTTTTTTTCTTCTTTCAAACTCACCAGTATAATACTTTCCACTTCTTAAGATGTCCCAAAACTTTTCATATTCAAGTGATCTTGAATAATCTTCACATACAAAAATACTATGGTGTTTACCAATGATATCATCATGATTACCTTTACCATAACCCATTGCTTCTAAAAAGATATCATTAACTCCTAATATAACGCCATTAAGGTCAAAGTAAATAAGAGCATTACTTCTATTAATAGCCTCTATCCTGCTTAATAGCTCTTCTTTTGGTAGATTTTTCATTTTATGTAAATTAGATTTAAAAAGTTAACACAAACAATTTAAAAAACTTATTTACAATTATACATATGAAATTATTTATCCCTCACAAGCAACACAGTTATCATCTCGAGAAATATTATCACCACGTAAAATACTTTCTGAGCGCATATAATAAAGTGTTTTGATACCTTCTTTCCATGCTAATTTATGCACATCACTAATATATTTTGGTGAGTCAGATGGGTCAAATGTTAAGTTAAGTGAAATTGCTTGGTCAACATATTTTTGTCTGATTCCGTTTTGGCGAACTACTTCGTATGGATTGATTTCTTTGAATGTTAAGAATATTTCTTTTTCCTCGTCAGTTAAAATATAATCAGGCAATCCCATAACAGAACCTTTATCACGAGCAATTTGTTCCCAAACGCTATCAATATTATATCCTTTAGATTCAAGTAAACGCTCTAATGTTGGGTTTTTCTTAATAAATGTGCCTTTAGCTGTTTTTAAATTATAAACATTTGCAGGAATAGGTTCAATTGAAGGTGATACACCTCCTGAAATATGAGCATTTGATACTGTAGGAGCGATTGCTAAATGATGCGTATGTCTTAAACCTGTGCCTTTACACCATTCTGGTTCACCATAAAGTTCTGCTTGATCACGAGATGCTTTTAATGCTTCTTTTTCAATAAAATCAAACATCAAACGTGTGTAAGAATTTGCTTGTAAACCTGCAAATGGAATATTTTTTTCTTGTAAAAATGTATGCCAACCTAAAACACCAATACCAATTGCTCTACCTTTAGATGCTGAGCGGTATGTGTTTTCCATGAATCGGATATTTTTAGAGCGGTCAATAAATTCTTGTAATACACCCTCTAAAAACCAACATGTTAATTCAGGTAAAGTCATATTATTTTCAAAACGATATTCCTTCCATTCATCCCAACGAGCTAAATTCAAAGAAGATAAACAACAAATAAATGAATGTAATTCATCTGTGTATAATGAAATCTCAGAACAAATATTTGTCATTGAAACATGTAAGTTATTCTTTTTATATGCTTCCGGGTTTGCATTGTTTACATTATCCTCAAACATAATATAAGGTTCACCTGTTTCAAGTCGTGTTTTTAAAATTTCACCCCATAATTTTAATGCTTTAGGATCTTTTTCTTCAACACGATTCATAAATGCATCATCAATTACAACACATTGATGCATATTTAAACATTGACGATTAACATCACCTTTTGGACGACGAATCATTAAAAATTCTTCAATATCTGGGTGGTTAATATTTAAGTTAACTGATGCTGCACCTCGTCTAACTGAGCCTTGATTTGTAGCTAAAATGGTTGAATCATAAATTTTAATCCATGGAACAACTCCCTCACTTACACCATTACCTGAGATTGTTTTACCGCGTCCTCTGATTCGAGATACACCAATCCCAACTCCACCACCTTGAGACGATAAACGCATTAATTCTGAGTTAGCTAATGCGATCCCTTCAATAGAATCATCAGTATCAATCCCAAAACATGAGATAGGCATTCCACGTTCAGTACCTAAATTTGATAAAACAGGTGAAGCTAAACATAGCCAGTTTTTAGTTATTGCTTCTAAAAAGAATGGATATAAATCTTTACGCTTTAAGCGGCGTGAAGCTGCTCTTGATACTCGTTTAAATGCTCCAAAAACATCTTCATCAGGTAATAAATACCCCTTTGAAATCATCGATAATGAGATTTCATTCATCCATTCAGGGTAATGTTTACCCTTAATCCAATTTGTTGTGTCTACTTGTATACTCATAATGTTTTATAAATCGCTCCAGTCAGCTGTTGATTTTGAATAATCTGTTACTCGATTTGCAAAGAAATCTTGATGTGTTTTACCACTTGTTAAATGCCCAAACCATTCCATTTGTTTTAAAAGGTTAGGATCAATATCATTATAAATTGGATTATAACCTAATTCAACTAATTTTTGATTAGCACGTTCTTTAATAAAGTTTTTCAATTGGTCTTTGTTTAAACCTTCAATACTTCCCATTTCAAATGCTTTATCTATAAAATCAAATTCTAACTTTACAGACAAATCACAAGCTTCATAAATTGCTTGAGTCATTTCTTTAGTATCTAATTCTGGGCACTCTGAAAGTAAAGTTCTGTATAGCCAACAACCAGCTTTTGAATGTAATGATTCATCACGTACACTCCATTCAACGATTTGGCCTGTCCCTTTCATTAAGTTACGTAATTGGAAAGACATTAATATTGCGAATGAAGAGAACAAATTTACACCTTCTGTAAATGCCGAGAATATAGCTAATGAAAGTGCTTTATCATATAATGTTTCTCCTGGTTGTTCAACTAAACGATCAATTTTAGCTTTTGCTTCTTCATCTTCCATGAATGCTTCAAAATCATCTAAACCAAGTTCTTCATTTAGGCGAGCATAAGCTTCAGCATGAATTGATTCAAAATCAGCGAATACACACGCCATAGCTTTGATTTCATGTTTGGGGAACCATACCGCTACCTTTGTTGACCAGTAGTCGTTTACATACGTCTCAGTTTGAGCAAATGACTTTAAAATATTACCAATCAAATTTTTCTCCGATTCGGTTAGTTTAAGTTTCCAATCATTCAAGTCTGAAGAGAGAGGCACTTCATCTGCTAGCCAATGGGCTCTATGTTGGTCTTTGTAAAATTCAAACGCGATTTGATATTCAAACGGTTTGTAATGGGGTCTTAGTTCTGTAATCATGTGTTTAATTCAAAAAATTTATTTGCCAACATTTGTTTATCTAACGAATCAAAATTAGTATTCTCAGATCTAGGTAATCTAGGAGCACCATCATGGTCCGGGGTATCAATTATTTCAAAATGACCTGTTGAAGTATCAGCATTCAAATGAAAAGTAACTCCATCCATACCGTATCTATTTTTCATAATATGGAATCTACCTGTATTGCTTACTTTATCTTCTTTTTTCCTTGAAAGAGATATTGCTACATCCGTAATCATCATTTTATCATATGATCCGGCTGCTTTATCACCTTCAATAATATCATCTTTTGATCCTGCACGGTTAACTTGTGACACACTCCATATAGGGAGATTTAATTCACGTGCTAATCCTTTTGTGCTTGTATAAATATCATCTATTTCAAATTTACGATCAGTAGATTTTCTTTTTGATGAAAGAAGATCAACATAATCAATAATAATCAAATCTGGTTGGATTCCTAATGATATAATTTTCTTGATATGAGATTCAATTGTATTGATTGTTGCTTTACCTGTTGGGAATTCTTTGATAATTAATTCACCTTCTAGATTAGGAACTTTTTGTTCTACTTTATCTCTATGTTCTAAAATATGATTTACAGGAATACGAGTGAAATAAGAGTCATATCTCCTTCCAACATAATCCTCACCTAACTCTAAAGTATAATGTAAAACATTATAATTATTTTCAACTGCAAATCCTCCTAAAGCAACTAATGACCAAGATTTACCACCGCCTGGGTTACCAAATATAAGGCCAAAATCTCCATTCCCTAATCCACCTTGCAGTAATTCATTTATTTCAGGCCAAGGTGTAGGAACTGTTTTTCTATTATCTTCTCTATATCTGGATTCAACATCTTTATTATACTCGTGGCCTATGTTTTTATCTTGGCCTGCTTTCATTGCGTTTTCAATCATTGTTTTGATTGAATCATAATCTCCAGCTTTTAACAAATCTACACTATTTAATAATGCTTTTTTAAGTTGTTGGTTTTTACAAAACGTAGAAAATTCTTCTTGAACATATTCTAAATCACTAATATCAGCTTGATAAGCGGCTCGTAATTGTTCTTTAACAGATAATTTTAAAACGTCATTTTCAAGTTTTTTCATTTCCACCTTTAAAACTTCCATAGTAGGTGAAGTATGATATTTTTGATAATAATTTAAAATTTCTTTAATAACCCATTTATGCGCTTGGTTTCCAAAATGTTCTTCATCTAAAATGTCATGTATGTTTACAAGAAATTCTTTGTGTGTTAGTAATGAAGATATCACTTTGATTTGAAAGTCTGCCCCATATTCTTCTATTGATTGTAACGTCATTTTTTATAACTTTTATTTAAATATAATAACTTATTATTGTTTTTCCAATAAATCTTTAAAGATATCTTTAACCCAAACATCTACATTTCGAATTAAATTTCCTAATTGATCCTCATTACACATACTGATGAATTCAGCTGGGTAGTAATTTAATGGTGTGTTTTGGGTGAACTTATCTATAAATGATTTGTCCTGGTCTGTCATCATGGGATTAGATAAATCCATTACTTTGTATTTGTTTTCTAAATTTTCTACATCATGTAATACTCTTGCATACACAACATGTTCTTTCAATTTAGACTCAGCAATATCTAACAGATCATCAAATGAAACATCTTGAATTGCTAACTCGGGGAATTTTTTAAGCAATCCTTTAGGACCTAAACCTTTAATCCCAGTAATACCATCCGAGTTATCTCCTAGAAGTAGTTTGTATAAAAGAAAATTAGAAGGATCAACTCCGAATTTTTCTTTAACAACATTTTCTGTGTAATACTCTCGTTCTATAGGCCGATATACAATTACTTGTTCAGTAACTAACTGTAAATAATCCTTATCACTAGATACTATAAACACTCTATCTTCTGGTTGTGTTGGGAGTGTACTGCTTAAATAAGCAATAATATCATCTGCTTCTACTCGAGGTAAAGATACAGTTTTAACTGGTAGTGTTTTTAAGTATTGGATAATTCGAACAATTTGGTCTACTTTTGATTCATCTTCTTCTTCTAAACTTTCAAATAATTCATGTTTAGTAACCCTAGTTATACTTCTATTTGATTTATATTCAGGAATAATGTTTTTTCTATGGTTAGAAGAACCTACTCCATCAAATACAACATAAACTTGTGTTGGGTTAATAGTACGAATTAAAGCACCTAAAGAACGAAAAAACCCTCCTAGACCTCCAATATGAACTCCATTTGAATTTATAGTATTTATAGCACTAAAATTTCTAAAAAATAAATTTAATCCATCTATTAATAAGTAACGTTCATATGTTGGTAATTCTTCTCCATCTTTCTGTACATTATTGAGGAGGTCTAAGAGGTCTTTTCTCATATCTTAATCTTCGTTTTCAAATAAATCCGGTGTAGGTGTTTTTTCATCCCATTCTGAGTTATCTTCAATGACATTATATTCACCTTGTCCTAAGATATCTGTCCATTCGTGTGAATGTTCTTTTTTGTATTTATCCACCGCTGTTGGTTTATCTGGAATAAATCCATGTACTGTGCTAACAATAGTTCCTAGCGTTGTAATACCATTAATATGGTTTTTATCACAAGCAATTTTAGTACGTAATGCAAATTCAACTTTCTTTTTGTCTTTTTGAGCACTAATTTTAGATGTACCAGCGTTTGTAACATTACCAAATGTCAAACAAAGTGAAGCGTCATAATAAAATGTATCTCCTCCTTTATTTGTCATTCTAGGTTGAGACATGGGAGTTAATGCTGGGGCTACACCTACTTTATTTACTATAAATAGAGTGTTAGTGTATTTAGAGCTTTCTTTACGGGACATTACAATCTGTTGATTAATAAAATTTCCGAATTGAGTTGCGATAGCTCCGGCATTCCACATTGGGTTGTTTGATCCTTTTTCGATACTCATATCGCAAGGAATTGAACCTACTGAGTCCCAAATGAAAAGCAGATCGTATGGTAAGTTACCTTTCTTTTGTTCAGTTAAAAGATCAATAATAAAAACTGCAATGTCTTCAATTGAATTCAGTGTGCTTCTATCTCGATAAATAAAGAATCCGGTATGATCAATAATTTCACCTGTTTCTTCATCGACAACATCTTCTATTTCAAACCCCATGGTTTTCCAGTGATTCCAATCATGTTTCATCTCAGTAATGATCAATACAGGTAATACTCCCATCTTTTGAGCGTTAACTGCTATCTCAATAGTTGTAGTTGATTTACCTGTATTGCTTTTACCTCGAACCATTGAAACATGTCCTAGAGGAATCCCAGGAATAGATAATGCTTCTTGCAGCGCAGATGAGAATGGTACCCATCTTTGCTCTTTAAATTTAACGTTAGACGCTAAACCTTTATTTGCTTTAAATTTGTCTAAACTAAAGGCGGTTTTCAGTTCTCTGTCCGCCGCCTCTGTTAGCGATTTTCTTGTTTTAGCCATAACTTGTTTTGGTTAATTAAAATGGTGCATCTTCATCATCATCAAATAATGAATCGAATTTGTCTACCGGTTTCTTAACATCCTTTTTAGCAGATAAACTAAAGTTTGATTTTGGTTCAGCGTCCAATTCATCTTCAATAGTTTCTGTAGTTCCAGGAGCAAGAGTATCTTCTTCTTCCTCAGGATCAAGGAAATTTTGAAGAATCACTTTTAAATCATCAAATGATTTTTTATACTTTTCTTGTAGTTCAAGAATATCTGGTTGGTTCTCTAACCAGAATTCGATTTGAGAAGCATCTTTATCTAACGGTGAGTTTTTTCGTTTTGGACGAATAGATGATTTTAATCCTTGGCGTCCACCAATATCACCTATTACAGCATCTAATGTGAAGTCAAATCCTTCATTAATGTCTGTAAAATCCCCATAATCTTCATCTTCTGCAAGAGCTAGTAATTGTAGGTAAATCTCTTTACCAAATTCCCATAAACGAACACCTTTGTCTTCTTCACCACGAACAATAACAGGTGCAAAAACTCTCATTTTAGGATCTAACTTTTTAGCTAGTTTCCAATTGTCAGAATCATTTGTTCCTCGTAATTGTTTTGCAAATTCTACGATTGGATCTTTTTCACCCCAATTTGTTAACGCGTAGATTGGGAATTTTGAATACCCATAATGAAGATACACTTCTTTAAACGGGTTCTTTTTGTCGAATTTTGAGGGTACAATTCGAATCTCATACTTGCCTTCGGCTTTGGGCTTCCATAGTGTCAACGAATAATCGACTTTTTCTTTCTTTTGCCCATTTGTTTGTAAAGCATTTAGCTTACTTTTGATTAGACTTAAATCCATATGATTTATTTATTTATTGATTACAACTTAAAATATAAAAAACCTTGATTAAATAGCCAAATTAAATTTCAACTATTCTAAAAATTCTTGTATTGAGCTGTTTAAGCTCATTATGCTGGGTGAGGAGTATACAATTTTTGTAATGCTGCCAGTTTATGGTGAATTTAGTATCAACTACACCGCCGTTTAAGCTTTTTATTAGTTGATTAAGTGCATTAATTGTATAAAGAGAATTTGTTTCTTTTTTTCTATGAACTAAAATAGTGTTTTCAGGAATATCATTTACATTTCCTTGGTCCACATTATAAGTAACAGCATACTCGTTGTTACTTTTAACATGCAACACAAACATTTTATTATATAAAATATCGTATTTCTTAGTTAATTCAGATAATAAAATATCTAAATCATCAAGAGAAGTAAATGTACAAAACAGTCTATTATTCATTGAATTAAAGTCGATTGATTCAAAATCGTACTGTTGATACATATTGGGTAAGGGGGTCAAAATTGATGTGTACATAACTTATTTTATATTGTGGTAATTGTTACCTTTTTTAAATTTTACTTGTAAATTTTTATTTTTAAATACTTCTAATATTTGTACAAGTATTTCTTTTTCATTTTTGTCTACATCAAATAAAAACGAGTCGTAAACATATAGTACTAATTTAGTATTTTTCCCTTGTAATATTTTAAATATTTCATATAGTATAAGGACATTATTTGCGGTCTCCAAGTTTTGTAAAACATAATTTAAAAGTTTTTGAGGATTCATATCTTCAAATTCACTTTTTATAAACCTGTAGTTTGATATTGGACACCTAATATACCCTCCATAATTAAATGAATCCCACAAATCATCTATATATGCTTGTGTTTGTTTAAAAAATTCTATTTCTTGGTATTCTTTCCAAATCCCACCGTAAAGTTGTTTAAACGTGATCTCTTTCGCTCTGGCATAGTCCACATTATACATTCTAGCAAAATCGCCATGAATATCATCACTGCTAAAAGTATACCCCAGTAGATTAGCAAGAAGGGTAGGGTGGTAAGCAGAAATATCCATTTCAATAAAAAAATCGTTACGGGGAACGAAACATTCTCTTTCTCCATTGTCTTTATTTAGAGTTGAAAAATTAATTCCTCCAAATGTATTTGAAGGACGTGTTGTTAATGTATTTAAATTGTATTGTGTGTATATAAATTCGTTTGCTTCTTTATCGAAACAATGTTCAAATTTAGCTTGATCTACTTTTATACCCGCTCGTTCTAGTTGATTAAACACAAGTGCTGCTTTATTGTAAAACGGGTTTATTTCTCTTTCTTTAAAGTTAGCAAAATTTTGTTCACATACCTCATAATGTTTTACAATTGGGACTATTACATTTAAATTTTGTCTGTCTGGGTATTTGTTGTAAATATGGTTATGGGCTGTTGTTAATTTAGGTATATACGTATATGGGGAGGGGGTGTATTGGTAGCAGTGTTTAAGAGCAAAATAATGTAAAAATTCTTTTCTATCTCTTACATAGATATATTTTATACTGTTTAATACTTCTAAACAATCCTCTATTGTTGAATTTATAGTTTCACTATGATTAATTGGGATAATATATCCTTTTGAGTTGTCTTTTGGACGGATATATAAAGCGCATATTTCGTTTTCAACAGGGTGTAAATTATATGATGTAGGAATTACTTCA